TAGTGAGTTGGCAGATAATTATTACCCAGAATTTTTAAAAGAGATCAGGGATGTAATGCGAAAAACAATAAAAGAGTTTGGCTTTACTTTGCGAGAAGACTTGCAACAAAAAGGCTTAAACTTTGGCATTGATTTTGAAACAAAAGAGATTACAGATCCAAAAGTAAAAGAAAAATTAAAAGAAGTCAATACACAGTTTCAAGAGTCCGCTACATTCTTTACTGCTAATGAAAGTGAAAGACAAGCAAAATATATAGCCGAAACAAATGCAAAAGAAATATTGCTAGCAATATCACAAGAAGAGATTAAGTTTAACAATCAAAAGGCTTTGCCTGAGTGGATTATTATTGCAAGAAATATTAAAATAAACTTACTTGATAAAAGCGAAGCAAGAACTCAATTAATCGCCTCACAAGTTGTTGGTTTAACCGAAAGCTGGACTAGGCAAGAAGAGGGCGAGCTTATAGACGATACACAATTAGAAATTGACGGCAAGCCAATTGAAGTGCTTAAAACTTGGGTTGCTTTGCTTGATAAAAGAACTAGAATAACACATGCACAAGCCGATTTTCAACAGGTCAATGTTAATGATAATTTTTTAGTTGGTGGTAGTAGTGCAAAATTCCCAAGAGATCCTAACTTGCCAGCCGAGGAGTCAATTGGCTGTCGTTGTATTGCCGATTATTCTAATAAGTTTGGTAAAAAATCGTTTGAAGCAAAAGCAACTGAAACTTTCAAGCCTACCGAAGAGATGGCAACAGCAGGAGCGAGAGCCTTAGAATGGAGGCGAAAATATGGCAGGGGTGGAACAGCTATTGGAGTTAAAAGAGCTAATCAATTAAAAAATAGAGAGAATTTAACACTATCGACAGTTAAAAGAATGTATTCTTTTTTTTCTAGGCACGGCAATTATCGGTCAACTCATTATGAGTTTAGAGATGGCGAACCTACAACTTGGAGAATTGCTTGGGACTTATGGGGTTCCGATGCAGGAAGGACTTGGTCTACTAATATTTGGGAAAGATACAAAGATTAAATAGATTATTTTTTTTGTTTTAAGTCTAAAAATTTTTTTTCAAGCTCATAAATATTTGCATTATCTATTTTACCCATCAAAAAACTAATAATTAAGTCTTTATATAGTAAATTCCAAACTCTATAACCAACTCCATAATTCCTCCACTGGTCGCATATCTTAGGGCAGTAATTGTTTTCAATCGCAAACTGCTTAATCTCGCCGTTATAAGGTAATTGCTTTTTATAGTGTTGCAAAATCCATCTAAAAAATAAATAAGAGCCGTTAAATTTAATATTAATATTGATATTCATAGTTTTTTATAGTGATTTTTAAATATAAAACAATATAAATTTAAAGATAAACAAATATTATTGTCAATACAAATTAACATTTTTTAATTGTGAAAATAGAAAAAGAAATAAAATCATTTCCACTTGAAATAAAAGCAATCACCGAAGAAAGTGAGTATTTTGTTTTTGAGGGTTATGCATCAACTTTTAATAATGTAGATTATGGCGACGATGTCGTGGTTCGTGGTGCTTTTACTGATTCACTAACTAAAAATTCGCAAGTGCCTATTTTGTGGGCTCATAAAATGGATGAGTTGCCACTTGGCAAATCATTTCAATTGTATGAAGACGATAAAGGTTTATTTGTTAAAGCTAATTTACCAAAAGTAGATCCTAGAATGCATTCTTTGATCGCACAAATAAAACTTGGATCAATTCAAGAGATGTCTATCGGATACTTTGTCGAAGATTATGAGATGAAAAAAGACGGAATTAGATTATTGAAAAAAATCAATTTGTTTGAAATATCACTAGTAAATAAAGCAATGAACCCACAAGCGAAGGTAACTGGCTTTAAATCGTTTGAAACACTGCGGGATATAGAACAGACATTAAAAGATAGTGGCTTCTCAAACAACGAAGCTAAAACACTAATAAGCAAAATAAAAGAATTCTCAAGCAAGCGAGATGCTGGCCAAGATAATCAGCGAGATGCTGATACAACAAAACAAAAAATCATTACAGATTTAAACAATTTTATAAATAATTTAAAAAAATAAACAATATGTCAGATTTTGAACAAAAACACATGGAGGCCTTAAATGCATTAAGAGATGAAACTAAAAGATTATCTCCTGAGCAAGAAGCCAAAATCAACTCTTTACTTGATGCCCAAGAAGCAAAAAATCAAGCTAAATACAAAGAAATTCAAGAAAAAGCTAACAGAACCGAAGAATTAGAAAACAGACTTAATTCAATTGAAGCCGATCTTAAAAGAGGTTTGGGTGGAGATGAGAAGCAAGCTAAAAATCAAGAGTTAAAATCTTTTGAAAATCTTTTAATCAAAGGAACTTTCCAATTGAAAGGAACTGAAGAGGTAAAATATCTTCGTCAATCAGATAATGCACAAGGTGGATATTTAGCACCAGCTGAATATGCCAACGAAATTATCAAAAAAATTACCGAAGTTTCACCTGTTCGTTCAGTAGCTCGTGTAATTACTACCACCTCAACAGAAATTAATTTTCCAAAAAGAACTGGTTTAGTTTCTGGTGGATGGGTAGGCGAAGGTCAAACCGCAAGCCAATCTAATTCAACTTATGGTGCAGAAACCATTAAGGCTGAAAAATTGATGGTTTATACTGATATTTCTTTTGAATTATTGAATGATACTGCTTTCAATATGAGAAATGAAATCACTAGCGATATTGCCGAAGATATGGCTAAAATAGAAGGTTCTGCTTTTGTTAGTGGAAATGGTGTTAATAAGCCACTTGGTTTATTATCGGCTTCTGGTGTCGGTGAAACTAACAGCGGTAGTGCATCTGCTTTAACTGGTGATTCTCTTTATGCAATTCAAGGTGAAATCCCAACAGGCTATAATTTAGCTTGGATGTTTAACCGCAAAACTCTTAATGCTCATATTAGAACATTAAAAGATACTTATGGTCAATATCTATTTGTTCCTAGCTTAGGAATTAGAGATGTGCCAAATACCGTTGCTGGTTTGCCTTATGTTTTGGCTAATGATATGCCAGATGTAGGTGCCGGAACTTTCCCAATCATTCTTGGTGATTATCGTAAATGTTATTACATTGTTGATAATGTTAACTTTGAAGTGATTGAGGATCCTTATACTCAAGCAACTAGCGGTAAAAGACGTTTTATTGTTTATAAGAGAACTGGCGGTCAAGTTGTTTTAACCGAAGGTTTAAGAAAACTTAAAATTGCATCATAATTTATAACACAAAGGAGAAAATAATATGGCTAGTAGAGACCTAAAAAATAATATTAAGATTGAAAATGGTCTTAATATCGCATCAATTACAACTAACACCACAACTGCTGGTGTTGAGGTTGACACACAAGGTTACGAATCAGTGACTATTGAAGTTATTACTGGTGCAAGAACCGATGGAACTGTAACCCCACTTCTACAAGAAAGTGATGTTTCAGGTTCTTATAGCGGATCTGTTGCCGATGAGGACTTAGTTGGATTAGAGGCTGATGCCGCTCTTTCAACTGCTAACTCTCGTGCAAGATTTGGTTATATTGGAACTAAAAGATATGTTAAAGTATCTTTAGTTTCAACAAGTGTAACCACTGGCTTAACTGCTGGCGCTTCTGTTATTCTTGGAAATCCAAAATCTGCACCAGTTGCATAAATTAATTAGAGGGGTGTAAAAGCCCCTCTTTTTATTAATTAAATTGTTTAATATGGAAATTAGAATTTTAAAAACTACCGCAGCCTCAAAAGATAAAACTGGCACTCAATGTTTTGAGTATTTACAAGATGAGATTTATGATATTTATGACGAATTAGCCGAAGTATTTTTAAAAGAAGGTTGGGGTAAAAAAGCTATTGATAATTTAGAAAATAAAGCTATTGATAATTTAGAAAATAAACAATTTAAAACAAAAAAAATAAAATAAAATGCCGAGTAATTTTCAAAATACAAGAGAATTTGCAGAATTAACAATAGCAAATGGTGACACAACCTCCACTGCTTACGAACTCGGCGGAACTCATTTAATTGGTATATTAATACCTAGTGCTTTTACTGGAACTAAATTATTTATTGAAGGTTCGCTTGATGGCACTACTTTTTATCAATTATATGGATCAAGTTCAGGAGTTGCAAAAGAAATTAAAGTAGCGGTGGATAGATTTATTGAAGTTGAAACTAATTACGATAACCCTTTTAATTTTATTCGTTTAGTTTCAAATTCTGCCGAAGCAGGTGAAAGAAAAATACAAATTATATGCAATCCATAGTATTATTAACAGATGCCATAACCGAAGTTTTAACACTTGCCGAAATAAAAACATTTTTGCGAATTGATGGCACTGATTTTGATAATATTTTAACACCCTTTATCAAAGTATCTAGACAAATCGGCGAGAATATAACTGGCAGAGAATTTGTCGAAAAAGAATTTAAGTTATATCTTGATACATTCTCGCAATGCAACGGTATAGAAGTTAAAAAAAGTAAATTAAAATCAATCACATCAATACAATATTACGATATAGATAACACACTACAAACATTAAACTCTAATGATTATTATTTTACTGACGACCAGTATTACTCATCAATTTACATAAAAAAAGATAAACAATTCCCGAATACTTACGATCGTAAGCAAGCAGTTATAATTACATTTAAAGCCGATTACCCTAATAGACCAGAAGCTATCAAGCAAGCTTGTTTAAGTGTTTGTGCTTATCTTTATGAAAACTCAGGCGATTGT